AAAATGGCGGTTTAGGATTGATTGTGATTGACTATCTTCAACTAATCGAAGGAAGAGGAAGAGAAAACAGACAACAGGAAGTCTCTAAAATTTCAAGACAATTGAAGATCATTGCCAAAGAATTGAAAGTTCCTGTCATTGCTCTCAGTCAGTTATCTCGTGGAGTTGATCAACGAAACGATAAGAGACCTATACTGTCAGACTTGAGGGAATCTGGATCAATTGAGCAGGATGCTGACATAGTAGCCTTCTTGTACAGAGAAGCTTACTACAAGCGTGATGAACAAGAAGAACCAGACAATGTGACAGAACTTATCCTTGAGAAGAACAGGCATGGAAGCCTTGGGACTGTCCAGCTATATTTCCTCAAAGAATACGCAAAATTTGCAAACAAGGAGGCCTGATGAATGGTAACTGAGAACCGTAGATATTACTGGTTACAACTAAAAGATGACTTCTTCAACTCCAAGGAAATGAAGTTGATGAGGAAGCTTCCCGGTGGAGAAGAGATCACAATCATCTATTTGAAGATGATGCTTGCAAGTCTTGCTGAACAAGGGAAATTGTATTTTGAAGGATTGGCTGAAGATCTAGCTGAAGAATTATCACTCATCATTGATGAAGATCCTGAAGCAATCAGATTGACATTGATGTTCTTGACTAAGAAGAAATTGTTGACAACATCAGACAATTACCAGTTCAATCTTGAACAAGTTCCTGAGATGGTAGGCAGTGAAACAGCAAGCACCCGTAGATCTCGTAAGCATCGAGAGACGCAAAAACTGTTGCAATGCAACACCACTGCAACAAAAGGCAACGGAGATATAGATATAGATATAGATATAGATAAAGATAAGGGGCAGAAGCCCCAATCAGATGTCTATGAAGAAATTATCAAATATCTAAATGAGAAAACTGGTTCACATTTCAAACCAACTAGCAAGTCAACTCAAAGACTAATCAATGGAAGATTGAGTGAGAACTACACAATTGAAGATTTCAAATATGTGATTGATGTAAAGACAAATGAGTGGAAGAACAACACAAAGATGTCTAAATACTTAACACCAGACACACTCTTCAACGCTAGTAAGTTTGAAAAATACCGCAATCAGCAAATGCCTAAACAGCAAAATGTTCAGAAGCAAGATGAAAGGTTGGGATTCTAATGAATGAAGAAATTACTTCTTGTGAAAAACATGGCTGTCAAATCTATCATGCAAAAGTGAAGATCAGTGGATCAGAACAGATCATTGAGATTTGTCCCGAATGTGAAAAAGAAGAAATCATGAAGATGGAATCTCTCTTGAGGCAGGAAGCGAAAATCAAAGCCCTCTTGTCTCACACTTACAAAGTATTTGAAAGAGAGAGCATCTATTCTCAAGAGTTGAGTGATAAAACATTAGAGAATTATACAGCAGACAATTCAACTAATGAGCAAGCTCTCAACTTCATGAAACGGATGCTGAGGGATTATCTGAAATTTGAAACAGGGAATGTGATCCTAAGTGGACCGCCTGGCATTGGAAAGAGCCATCTTTCTATTGGGTTAGCAAAAGCATTGAATGAGCAATCAAAAGAATGCGAGAATCCAAAAAGTGTGATCTTCATCTCAACATCAGCTCTCTTCAATAAGATTGAAGAAAGCTTCAATGGTCGAGGAGACTTCACAGAGAACTACGCTGTGGACCTACTCAGCAAAGTTGACTTCCTCTTCTTGGACGATTTGGGGAAAGAAAGTAGCATGAGCGCCAATCTTAAAGAGGCGAATGATTGGAGACAAAGGGTTCTATTCAAAATATTGGATAGTAGGCAAACAACATTCTTCAACACTAACTTGTCAAGTAATGACATTAAAACAATTTACAATCAAGCGCTTGCTGATCGAATCTTCAAGGGAGCAAGCAAGCACATTTTTAAATTTCCTGAAACTATGGAAAGTCGGAGGTATTAACGAATGGAAAACAACAAATTAAAGGATCTAATTTCAAAAGTTCAAAAATGGTTCTATGATCGCAACTTACACACTCAAGAACCCAATAAGCAATTCCTGAAACTCTATGAAGAAATTGGGGAGCTGTCGAGAGGAATTGCTGAAAAAGATGAAGAAGTGACCAAAGATAGTATTGGAGACATCACTGTTGTATTGATTGGATTAACTCTTCAACTTGGTATCAACACAAAAGAAATCTTCCCAGAACAAGAGAAATTCATTTTTTCAGAAGCTGCAAAAACAGAAGATTATTTTGTACTGATGATGGATCAAGCTCTGGCATCTTATTTCAACCGCCAAGGCTACCAACTTAAAAGCGTAGTACATGAGTTGATGCGAATTTCTCAAATGCTCAACTATGACTTTGTTGAGTGCTTAAATAAAGCCTATGAAGAAATCAAGGACCGCAAAGGAAAATTGGTTGATGGCATTTGGATCAAGGAGGAAAGACTAAAATGAAAGAACGGTCATTTGAACAGATTTTAGAAGAGATGAATGATTCAGTAAATAAGCCAAATCACTATTGTGGTGAATATGGTCTGGAATCCATTGATGTCATCCGGAACTTTGCAGGAAATCTGAAAGGGGTTCAGGGATTCTATTGGGGAAATGCTATCAAGTATCTATGTAGATTCCAGAAGAAGAACGGGCTTGAAGATTTGGATAAGGCTAAGAAATATCTTGAATGGCTCATTGAGGATTTGAAAAATAGTCATGAACAGGAGTGACAGCATGAGAGATTACACAAGAAATCAGATGGATCACTTCCGTCAACAATTGCAATTGCTGATTCTTGGTAAAGGATTGACACGCAAAGAACTGTCAAAGAAATTGAACAGAAATCAAAATACAATTCAGCAGTGGATCACAAAAGACGATATAAAACCAGCTCATGTCCATGAATTGTGTATGTTCTTCAATATTGATGAGAAGACATTGATGGGAGATCCAGAAGAATTGACAGATTATAGATTCTTTGACCAAGGAAAATACATCTGTACAGCTCCACTGAAAGAGTTGAGCAAGATCACAGGGAAAGATGTCTCACTTCTCAAGTATTATATACACTTGAATGAACGAGGAAGAGAAGCTGGTCAGTTTAGGCTAGAAAGGGTAATTGAAAATGAAAAGTAAAATCAATTGGCTGATTATCAACTTGATAGCATTGGCAGCTATTTCATTAGTCATTGCTATCAACATCAATTCTAGATTAGTTGATCAAGAGAATAAGATCAAAGATATGGAATGGACGATTCAGGAACATGAATTGAGCATCCAGAGATTAGCTGAACAGAATACTGCACAAGATACAATCTTGAATAAATTAAATCAAGAATATCAAATGCAGGAACGCAAGAAAGCAGAAGCTCTCAAGGAAGCTGCTGAAATGAATAATGTTGGAGGATAATAATGATTAACAATGTGACTCTTATTGGTCGGTTGACCAGAGATGCAGAACTACGCTACACACCCAACAACATTGCAACTGCTCAATTCAATATTGCATGCAATCGCAATTTCAAGAATGCAAATGATGAGTATGATGCAGATTTTATCAACTGTGTGATGTGGCGAGAACAAGCAGAACGCTTCTGCAATTGGACAAGAAAAGGAATGCTTGTGGGAATTGTTGGACGAATCCAAACAAGAAGTTACGAGAACCAACAAGGACAACGTGTATATGTGACTGAAGTGGTCGCAGAAAATTTCCAAGTTCTTGAAAAGCGTGATAACACTGCCAACCAGAACAGCATGACAGAACAGATGCCACCTAATTATGCAAATCAAATGGACATCGATGAAAGTGATTTGCCGTTTTGAGAGGTGCTGAATGAAATTTTTAGATTTATTTGCTGGCATCGGTGGCTTTCGTCTTGGGATGGAATCTGCTGGCCATGAATGTGTAGGTTTTTGCGAAATTGACAAATTTGCTCGCAAGTCTTATAAAGCCATACACGACACGAGAGGAGAGATTGAATTACATGACATCACAACGGTATCAGATGAGTCTATTCGAAGAATCGGACGTGTGGACATTATCTGTGGAGGATTTCCGTGCCAAGCTTTCTCAATTGCGGGAGCTAGAAGAGGTTTCAAAGATACAAGAGGAACTCTCTTCTTTGAAATCGCAAGGTTCGCTTCTATTCTCAAACCTAAATTACTTTTCCTTGAGAACGTCAAAGGACTCCTTAATCACGACAAAGGAAACACCTTTAAAACAATCATCGGAGCGCTTGATGAACTGGGGTATGATGTGGAATGGCAAGTGCTTAACAGCAAAAATTTTGGAGTCCCACAGAATCGGGAGCGTGTGTTCATTATCG